CCGAGGAGCTGGCCGAACTCTTCCAGGGCTTGGAAGAGTTCCTGACACACGGCGGTTTTCTGCCGAGCGACTGGGAGGGCAAGCGCAAGGCGTTCACCCCGGAGCAGGGGGACGTCATCGCCGAGGCGCTGGGCGACGCCTACGCCTACCGCAACGACTCCGGCGAGAGGGACGAGGAGGACCTGGAGGAGTACGAGCGGGAGGCGTGCCGCCGGTACACGCAGCTGGCGACCGAACTGGGCGTGAAGATCGCCAACTGATCCTGTGGTTGAGGGTGCGGGCCGCCACGGCGGCCCGATGCCTCCGGCACAGGGCCGGAAGTGAGCACGAGGAGCGACCATGAAGCTGCACACCGACATCCTGACGTCGATGAACATCGACGAGGCGCTGAACCGAGCCAAGGAGGCGGGCAAGGTCACTCGGGACATCTACTTCGTCCAGAAGAACGGCGCCGGGTCTCGGTCCCGCCGGGCCGGGTACGAGATCCAGCTGGGCACCGACGACAAGACGTCGGGACCGACCAACTCCCGGCGCTTCAAGAACAGCGGCTGGACCGGCGCCGACACGGTGTACGCGGCGACCTACGACGAGTGGGGATGGTTCATCGCCCAGCTCTTCGAGGTGGACCCCGACGCCATCTTCGGCGGCTACAAGGGCGTGGAGGACTTCCACGAGCAGACCAAGAACGCGTATCGCTGATCCTGCGGGTGAGGGTGGGCGCCGGGTAACCGGCGCCATGCCTCCGGCGCAGGGCCGGACAGAATGAGGGAGACATCATGGGCAGCGTCCTGGACTACTTCGTCCGTCACATCACGCTGGTGCTCGACAACGACGAGGTGACCTACAACCGAATGACACGGACGGCGATCCGCATCGTCCGCAACAGCGGGGTCACGGTCTCCGAGTGGAAGAAGATGAACAGCGAGGACCGCCGCGACGAGTACGCCATGAAGATCGGCGAGCGTCTGGTGGAGATCATCGAGGATGAGTACCTCGCCGAGGCGGTCAGTGACGGCACGGTCGGCGCGCAGCTGATCAGCGAGGTCATGATCACCGGCGACAGCGCGTTCGTCTACGAGATCGGCAGTCACTACATCCCCGAGGACGCCGACGTCGTCGACCTGCTCGACGACGAGGACGAGGACGAGGACTGATCCTGCGGATGAGGGTGCGGGCCGCTGAAGCGGCCCGATGCCTCCGGCACAGGGCCGGTATGTACGAGGGAGTGGCGATGGCAACCCTTTACGGCGTGATCTACACAGCCGACGACGAGAGCACCACCGAGCACTCGGCCCACATCACCAAAGATGACGCGGCACGGGCTGGCGCTGAGCTGGTCAAGGCCGAGGTCGAGCGCATCAGGTCGTGGGACCCGTCAGCGCCTGACCTGCCCGAGGCGTGGGCAGGCGACTGGGACCTGATCGACTGGATGCGCTCGCACTACGAGGTGCGTCTGGAGATCGAGCCCGTCGAGGTCTCCGAGGATGTGATCCGGGCGCTGATTGCCCGGCGCTGATCCTGCGGATGAAGGTGCGGGCCGCTACGGCGGCTCGTCGCCTCCGGCGCAGGGCCGGATGGAACGAGGGAGACACCATGACCATGCCTCACATCAAGGTCTACCGCGAGTGGACCGTCTGGGAGAACGAGGGCGACGACGAGCCCACCGTGGTCAAGCAGGAGGAAGACACCTACCCCTGCTTCCCCGATGCGATCGACCACCAGGACGGCCTGACGGTCGTCGACCTGGCGGTGGCGGTCCTGGAGGGCAAGCTCTACGTGACCGAGACCAGCAACCACCCGTGGTCGCTGGGGAGCTGGTACAGCGCCACTCCTGGCCCCGATCACAGCTGGGGCATGAACGGCGCCGACGAGAGCCTGACGGCGCACCTGGAGGGCTTCACACCGGAGGAGGAGACGACGATCTTCGAGACGGTGAGCAAGCACGTGCCGTCGATGCGCTGACCGTACGGATGAGGGTGGCTGCCAGCACGCTGGCAGCTCGCCTCCGGCGTACGGGCCGGACTGACGAAGGGAAACATCATGAGCCTGAACTGGGACACCACCGCGTGCGTCGAGGACGTCACCAGCGAGGAGCACTGGAAGATCACCGAGGCCATCATCTGGGGCACCATGGCCGTGGACATGGGCCGGATCACCGAGGCGAACTACAAGAAGTTCGCCAAGCGGATCGACATGGTGCAGGGTCTGTACGGCGCGCTCTACCAGGTCTTCGAGGATGGGAAGGTCGTGGACCGCCCGGTCACCGAGGAAGACATCCGCCGGCGCATCGGTCTGAAGACCAATGTGACCACGACCAGCGACGCCAAGTTCAACAAGCGGATGGCCGATGCGCTTCAGCGCAAGGGCCGGGCCTGACCGTACGGATGAGGGTGGGCGCCAGCACGCTGGCGTCGCGCCTCCGGCGTACGGGCCGGAACGACGAAGGGAAGCAAGATGCAGCGAGACAACCTGGCTATCGCGGTGTCCTACGAGGGTGAGCGGGAGGTTGACAGCGGCGGTGTGAGCAAGCTGGCCGAGCTGTACCGCCAGATGCAGTACGGCGCGGACATCCGGATCCTGAGCGTGGCCGCGCTGGACGAGGGCGGGGTGCTGGTGCCGGTGAAGCACGAGATGCTGCCCTACACCTTCGACGACAACTCGATGGCCTACCCGGTCGTCAAGGTGACCATGCCGGACGGCCTGGCCGAGTGGGCGACCTTTTCGCTGGACGGCCGCGCCTAATCGTGCGCTGATGGTGGCGCCCGGCTTCGGCCGGGCGTTGCCACCGTCGCATGACGGACACACTGTCACGACCAACTTGACAGTGGGGTTGAGATGCACTACGTTGGGTCTCAGCAGGGAAAACGACACACGGAGGTCACCATGGGGAAGCTGCTCGCATCCAAGTTCCTGGAGCAGGTCATTCACCAGATGCCGGAGGACGTACTGGCCAACTACGGCAACTGCAGCGTGCCGGAGTCACACGAAAGCCCTGGTGCTCGGTTCCTCAACGGAGCACGTCAAGGCTTCCTGCAGATCCTGGATCAGTACAACGGCGAGAGCCGGCAGGAGACCCAGGACAAGGTCTGGGGCGTGGCTGCGGAATGCCCGGCTGGAGTCATCAGCCTGCTTTGGGAGCAGTTCGCCGACCTGCACGCCTACCGCGAGGACATCGAAATGGAGATGCGCTCGCTGAACGACATGGCGCACATCGCGTTGCAGCAGATCGCCGAGCGCGTCATCCAGGACCTGCTCAACGAGTGGTTCGACCAGCTCGAAGCGCCCGAATACTACTGACGTACGGATGATGGTGCGGCCCGGGTGACCGGGCCGATGCCACCGCTGTACGGCGGAACGATCGAGAGTGAGGCAGGCATGACAACCTCTTACGTGCTGACGGTTCGGCACCCCGACTACGGCAACGAGTACACAGTCGACGGCGACGTGCATGTCGTCGACATCGACCTGGGCAACGGATTCTTCGTGCGGCCCGGCGACTACGAGACCGCGATGGACTTCGCGCTCTCCGTCGACAGGCTGTCGGACGTGCCGATCACCTCCCCGGTCTTCTCGGCCGGGCTGGCCATCTTCAGGGAGGCGCTGAGGGACTGGGACAACGTGCTGCCGATCATCGACGAGTACGAGCAGGAGCGCCGCCGCGTCGCCTGATCCGTGCGCTGATGGTGCGGCCCGGTCATCCGGGCCGCCGCCACCGCCGCACGGCGGAACGATCGAGGGAGCAACCATGGTCAGGTACTGCGAGGACAAGCTGGTCGACGAGCACGGTGACAAGCAGGAGGACATCACCTGCCCCGGCCACCTCAGCAAGTTCGACGACTGCGTCCAGGAGGCGCTGTGGGAGCTGGTGCTGGACAACGGCGGCGAGCTGCAGACGGGGACCGACGACTTCGAGGGCACCTTCACGCTCTTCAACTTCGCCGACGAAGAGGCGGTGGAGATCAACCCGGATGGTGTCGACGCCCGCTGGGTGATGGTGCCGGAGGGCTACTACATCCTGCAGACCACCAGCGGCGGGTTCGTCTACACGCTGAAGTACGAGACCTACCGCGAGGCGCGGGAGGCGTACGAGGTGGCCGACGACCGCTACAGCCGCTGGGAGAAGGGGTGCGAGCAGACCGGGCACGAGGTCTGCGAGACCGAAGACGAATGCCAGCTGGGTGGAATCCCCGCCTGACGCCGGCAAGGATGCGAGGAGGAGAGGGCGATGCCTGAGGATCACTACGACCTGCTGCACCGCACGCTGGGCGGCGGGCTGAACGATCGCCAGCACGGCGCGGTGTACGGGCTGGCCTACCAGTTCGGCCACAGCGCCGGGGAGGACGAGGTCAGGGTCTACTACGAGGACCTGGCGGACATGGCCCGAGCGGTCATCGACGCCAACGACGAGCGCTGATGGTGCGGCCCGGCATGTCCGGGCCGACGCCACCGCCGCTCGGCGGAACGAGACACAGGGAGCACCGAATGCGCACTATCACGGCAGATGATTTCGACGTCTACACCCTGGACGAGCTGGAGCCGGAAGCACGGCTTCGGGCCATCGGCGAGGTCGCCGAGAAGCTGGGCAGCACCTGGTGGGACAGCAACGACAACGACGACATCAGCGACGTCATGCGCTACACCCTGGCCAACAAGTTCGGCACTCCTGGTCACGGTGACTTCGGCGTCGGCGACTTCCCCGGCATCACGGGGGTCACGCTGCAGAGCTGGGACCTGGACCGGGGCAACTACATCGGGCTGACGGGTGTCCTGACCCGCGAGAACGCGCCCGCCCTGCCCTGGACGGACGGCGTCGAGCAGGTGGCACTGCGAGAGGGCAACGAGTACACGTCGATCGACGTCGAGTTCGACGACACGCTGGCCGAGCCGGACATGGAGCTGGCCAACGACCAGATGACCGAGGCGATCACCGACGCGATGCACGAGGCGCTGCGCGACGGCCGGGCCGAGATGGAATACAAGACCGGTGAGGAGTACGCCGCCGGTTTCATCGAGGGCAACGGTCTGGAGTTCCTGGAGGACGGCACGCAGTACCCCTGATCGAGCGCTGATGGTGGCGCCCGGCTCCGGCCGGGCGTTGCCACCGCCGCTCGGCGGAACGGGACACAAGGAGTGGACATGGCAGGCATGAAGCAGCTGATGACGGCGATCGAGGAGATGGCGGAGACGCTGGCCAACAGCGACACCGCGCTGGCGCACCTGACGTGCCGCGAGGTGGGCTCAATCGTGGACGTGCTGGTGTTGTCGGGCCTGGAGCAGCACGTCGGCGGTGTCCTCATGGGGCACGCCTACGGCGACAGCGGCACGGGCGACACGCACCACGATCTGTACCAGTCAGACGAGCGGGGCAACGAGGACGAGCTGGTGGACGGTTACATCGAGGCCGCGAAGCAGCGACTCGGCGTGCGCTGATGGTGCGGCCCGGCATGTCCGGGCCGACGCCACCGCCGCACGGCGGAATCCCGAGCAGGAAGTGAGACCACCATGAAGCAGGAACTCAAAGGTCAGGCCCGCCTGGACCCGAACGCCGCCGAGTACGAAGAGGCCATCGGGGGCGGACTCAGCGCCGAGAGCACCGTGGCGCTGGGATGGCCCACGGAGGACATCAACCCCGGCGACACCCCGGCCGAGGCGATCGAGCGGGTGTGCAACTACAAGGCCGGGATCGCAGCGCGGGCGCTGGCCGAGTACGCCCGGCTCACCGGCGGGCAGGGCGAGTCCATCCGAACCAACGCGGGTGACTTCGTCACGGACCTGATGCACCTGCTCGACGCCCTGGAGGTCGAGTTCTACGAGATCGCCGACTACGGCTACGACAACCACGCGGCAGAGCAGACCGAGCAGTGATGGTGGCGGCCGGGCTCCCCGGCCGCACGCCACCGCCGCTCGGCGGGACGAACGCTACGAACGGAGCGACATGGACATCAAGACCCTGAGCGACAGCGACCTCTACGCCCTGATGACCGACATCCAGAACGAGCTGCGGCACCGTACCGAGGTGCAGGCCGCAACCTCTCTGATCGGCGTGCTGCAGGCCAACCAGTACACGGCCGCCTTCGCCCCGCTGGCCAAGGCGATCAGCTTCGGCTCCAAGGAGTACGACAACGGGTTCTTCTACGACTCGGCGCAGGCCGAGCTGACTCTCGGCAGCGGAACGAGGGTGCAGGTCGACCTGTCGGACATCAGCGAGGTCGAGGAGCTGCTCACCGACCTGAGCGACTCCGAACGGCGCGAGTACGGCTCGCTGTTCGAGACGAGCAGCGTTCGGATCGACCTGCGCACCGGCGAGGTCGTGCACCGCTGACGTGCACCGATGGTGCGGCCCGGCTCTGGCCGGGCCGACGCCACCGCTGCATGGCGGAAGACAACAAGGAGAACGCGATGACCAGCCAGATCGAGACCTACTACTTCTTCGCTGCCAATGGGGTGGAGTTTGCGGCTGTCGCGGTGCCCGCCAGCATCGAGGGGCCTAACAGCCTCCGGGCGCCGGCCGGCCGCACTCACGCCATCGTCGAGTTCTACGACCTGCGCTTCCCGGGCCGAGCCCGCGGCAGCGAGCCGGGCCAGTTCGTGTCGTACTACCGGGCGAACGACATCATGGGGCAATACGACGGGTCCGTGGGCTTGGATCTTCAGGGCGGCGTGGACGCGTGGACGGTCGACGCGCTGAACATGCTCGACGTCTCGACGTGGCTTGCCACGATCGAGGGAAATGGCTGGCTGGAATAGACCCAGCCAGACTGACGATAGGAGCCAGGCATGAGCACTCCCCCTGCGGAGCCGGAGCCGGAACGCACGATCAGCGAGATCGTGTACGGCAAGGTCGAAGGCATCGACGCCACCGAGGATGAGCAGGAGCGCCTGAAGGACTTCCTACGCACCAACCCGACGCTGCGCCTGTCGAACCTGATCCGGGTGTGGTTCCCTGACCTGGCCGCCGAGGTGGCGGCCGAGGCGGAGAACTACGACACCAGCGGCGACCCGAACTACACGGTTCGCGGCGAGGCCGTAGGCGAGACTCAGCAGGCGGAGGGGCTGAACCGGGGTGACGCCTGGGTCGCCCGGTTCGTCGGCGACTACATCGGCCAGGCGCTGCGCGAGGTGGATGCGCGAGAGCTGGCGAACGAGCACTATCGCCTGCGGATGCAGGAAGGGCAGCTGCAGGGCTGACGTGCGCTGACGGGACCGCCCAGCGAGGGGCTGGGCGGTGCCACCGTCGCACGACGGACCCAGTGTCACGGCCTACTTGACACTGGGTTTGAGGTGCACTACGGTGTGTCTCAGCAGGGAAAACAACAAGGAGGAACGGATGATCTACAACGTGCGACACAGCGTCGTGCACCTCGTCGAGGCGCAGTCGCCGGAGGCGGCTATCGCGGCATTGCGCGACAGCCTGCTGCGAGCCGGGTTCGAGCCCTTCACCGACGAGGCCACCGACGCCTTCGAGACCGTCGACCAGGACGCCACCGCCGATTCGCTGCCCTGACCGAGCACCGATGGTGCGGCCCGGCACGTCCGGGCCGACGCCACCGCCGCTCGGCGGAACCCCAAACGAACGGAGCAACATGAGCGACATCGACACCCGGCCCGGCCTGTGGCTGTTGACCAGCCAGCGCCGCCCCCACATCGTCATCGACACTAGGACCGGCCAGCCGGTCAGCAAGGGCGACGAGATCACGTCGTTCCGTGGCGAGAAGAGCACACTGCAGTCCGTCTCCCGAGGCCCGCAGTACAACGGCACCTCGAAAGTCACCAACGCCAAGGGTTGGGAGTATTACGACTCGGTGTACGAGCTGCTCGTCCTGCCCCTGATCGAGGCCGGCGAGCTGTACCGTCTCGACATCTACAACCGGGAAGACATGATCCGGAAGTACCACTTCGTCCAGATCACCGACATCGCCGAGGACCGTACGGTCACGGCGTACGAGGTGGACGACGACGGCGGGCCGACTTCCAACGAGATCACCTTCCGCTGGGACGACGTCTACATCGCGGACCTGTACGCAGACGTGTGCTGATGGTGGCGGCCGGGCTTCCCGGCCGCACGCCACCGCCACACGGCGGAACCTACGAGCGAGAGTGAGACCCCCTATGAGCACCCCGAAGCAGACCAAGACGATCGGTTCGGTCGTGGCCAGCCTCATCGCCGGCAAGCCGGCCGGGCCGGGCGCCCCGGACCGCTACAACGGCAAGCACCGCCGGACCCGCAAGCTGCTCCCGGGCACCTCTGGCCGGCCGACGGACAACCCGCCGCCGCCGGCCGCGGCCTGACGACGCACCGGCCAGCCTTCTGGTTGGCCACGTGCTGCTGACTTACACGTCAAGTACGACTTGACGCAGTCAGTGTCAACTGCTACCTTGAGTTCACCGCAAGGAAGATGGTGGCCGCCGGTTACGACCGGCGGCGCGCCACCGCCGTGCGGCGGAGGGAAAACCCCTTAAACGAAGGAGATCCACATGAACGTCTACGCCGTGAGCTTCAAGGGCCGCTCGACCCGCCGCGCCGATGGTGCACAGGGCCGCGAGACCCGCACCATCGAGGCCCTGGACATCCACGACGCCCGCTCACTGGCCAGCGAGCTGGCCGCCGCCGGCCTGAAGCTGGACGGGGTGGTGTGCGACGAGGTGAACGTGGCCAACGTCGTCAAGGTCAAGGTCAAGTACTGATCGTGCGCTGATGGTGGCGCCCGGCTTCGGCCGGGCGTTGCCACCGCCGCACGACGGACGAACGAAGGAGGACATGTCAGATGGATTACCAGCACGGAGGCTTGCAGCAGTGGCGAGAGCAGGCCGAGCGTGCGCTGGCTGAGGCCGAGGCCGAGGTAGCCAGGGCGGCCAAGGGGCAGGCCAAGTACGCGACCTGTCAGGCTTTCCCGGACGCCTTCACCGTGGTCTTCGCCGACCACCGGGGGCGCGAGATGGACGAACCGGTGGTCATCTCGCAGGTCCTCACCCGCAGCCGCCACGACCTGCTCGCCGCGACTCGGCACGACAGCGGCCCCGAAGACCAGGCGGAGTGGGAGAAGCGCCAGCAGGAGCGCCTCCCGCTGGACGAGATCGCCGAGATGATCACCCGGGCCTACGACATCGACCCGGACCTGTTCCGGGACGCCAGCCGCCCCGAAGATCGCTTCCAGGCTTACGCCGAGCGCCGGTACGAGTTCGACGTGCGCTGATGGTGGCGCCCGGCCCTGGCCGGGCGTTGCCACCGCTGCACGGCGGAGAAAACACAGGAGGAGCGATGCCCGACATCACCAACGAAAAGTTCATGGCCCGGCCGGTGGCCGAGCGGCAGGAGGTGCTCCGGCTTCTGATGGCCGGCCAGCGCGGCGCCAACCTGGCCCTGGCTCGATTCCTGGCAGCCGACGCGGCGGCCCGGGTCCGCGAGATCCATGCGACGGCCACCGAGCTGCTCTTCGACATGACCGAGGTCACGGAGCAGGGCAACGAGGGGCTCCTGGCTGACACCGCCCTGGTCCTGGACCGGGACGGAAGGGTGCTGTTCGACGGCGCTACGGCGCCGGCGCACAGCTGCGAGGAGCTGTTCGAGGTGGAGTACCTGATCGCCGAAGCGGCCGACAACGGGCACCTGTTCGGCCAGAGCGGGTCGCACTGGCGCCTGGACATCGAGGCGGGCGAATGAACAAGGTCGCCATCACCGACCCGTCCGTGACCGTGATCTACGGGGTCACCGAGGACGACAACCCGCTCGACGCAGCGATGCGCATGATCGACGAGGCCAAGGTTCGCCCGGCGCACGACCGGCCCGGCTACTTCCACAACCAAGACCCCGGCGAGCACATCAACGTGCACACCCATCACGCGGACTCGCTGCCCGAGCAGTGGATGGAGATGGCTCCGCTCGGCGTGCAGAAGGCCGGCGACGTGGGCGGCGACGCGCAGGTCAGCGAGGCGTTCAGTCGGCGCTGGGTGATGCGCCGGCGCATCGGCGACTGGGCGGTCTTCACGGCCACCTTCTACGTCGCGCTGGTGCCCCCGAGCGCCGGGGCTGATCAGCCTCGCGTGGTCGAGGTCATGGAGGACTACGAGATCGCCGAAGACCTGCACGACCTGGACGGCTCGCAGACCTTCGCCGAGACGCGGTACCGCGGCCTGGTGGGCGAGCCGACCGAGGAGAACGCCCGGCTGCTCGCAGAGCAGATGAACGCAGGGCACGTCCAGTGGACGGGCTCCGAGTTCTACGGGCACTTCATCCCCCTGCGCTGATGGTGCGGCCCGGCTCCGGCCGGGCCGTCGCCACCGTCGCATGACGGATACCGATGGGAGAAAGATGGACGCCGAAATCCGGGACGCCTACGGCAGGATGCTGTGGCTGGAACCCAAAGACCTGGCCGAGATCGCAACCCGGCACAGGAGCCGGAGCGGCGGGCTGGTCGCGCCGACCGACCCGAGCAGCCCTGCGGGCCTGTTCCTCGTGGACGCCAAGATGACCCTGCTCGGATACCTGGACGACAAGAACAAGCTGCCGGCGACCGGCTGGGGCGGCCAGGAGTTCCTGTTCCACTTCGTCGAGTCGGCCGCATCGGACGACGTCTGGCAGGCATTCACGGAGCTGCGGGCCTGGCAGACGGGGCACGCCAAGGACTACTACGGCCTGGGCGCCAGCATGCCCTTCGAGCTGCTCAACAACATCGCGTGGGATATCTGCCGGAACCTGGTCACCGACTTCTGCGCGAAGGGGTCGCAGCGCTGATGGCTGGCTACGGCAAGGTGAAGTACCGGATTCTGGTCGAGGTCGAGGTTGACCTGGACGCATGGGTCAAGGCTCGCCAGCCCAGCAACAAGAGCGAGACAAACGTCAGGGCGAACGTGCAGCACGAGACCGAGTTGGCCTGCCAGGACGAGGCATTTATTGGCCTGGTCAGCGACCACTTCCAGGCCCACGGCGGGGCCGTGCGCATCCTCGCCCCGACACGACCGGCCTACACCGACTGACGTCTTCTGTGCCGGCCGGGCTCCCCGGCCGGCGCGGTGGTCGCCAGACCAGGACCACCGCGAGCAGAGGAGCAACCCCACGTGACCCGACTGCAGCGA